ATGAAGCCGCAAACTCACCATGATAGTGAAGATGTTGAGGTTGAAAGTGAAGAAAAACAGAATGGTGAAGAAATTGAGGTGGATGAAGAACGCCTGCCTTCACAGGCGATGGCTACGCATGAAGTGATTCGCCAGGAAGGAGAGAAAGAGCTTGAGCGCGATGCCATGGCGCTCCTCTGGTCAGCGATTGCAGCAGGACTCTCAATGGGGGCTTCGCTGGTTGCCAAAGGCATATTCCATGTCCATCTCAGCGAGCTGCCCGGCGGTTTTTTGCTGGAAAATCTCGGCTACACCTTTGGCTTTGTTATCGTCATTCTCGCTCGGCAACAGCTGTTCACCGAGAATACCGTCACCGCCGTCCTGCCGATTATGCATAAACCCACGCTCAGCAATATCGGCCTGCTGTTACGTTTATGGGGTGTTGTACTGGCGGGTAACTTAATTGGAACCGCTATCGCAGCATGGGCGTTCGATGTCATGCCCGTGTTCGATGAACCGACTCGCGAAGCCTTTCTTAAAATCAGCCTGAAGGTGATGCAAAATCCTCCGCTGGAGATGTTTGCCAATGCGATTATCTCCGGTTGGCTGGTCGCAACCATGGTGTGGATGTTTCCCGCCGCAGGCTCCGCGAAAATTATCGTCATCATCCTGATGACCTGGCTTATCGCCCTGGCGGACACTACGCATATTGTGGTGGGCAGCGTCGAGATTTTCTACCTGGTGTTCAACGGCACGCTGCCGTGGCAGGAATTCATCTGGCCGTTCGCGCTCCCGACCCTTGCCGGAAACATCTGCGGTGGGACCTTTATTTTCGCGTTATTAAGCCATGCTCAGATCCGTAATGATATGAGCCACGAGAAGAAAGCCCGTGCGGCTGAAGAGAGAAAAAAGCGCTAAATGGCTATAGATTAAGCAGTTGGGCCGCGCAAGCTTAACGTGCGCCGAAAATAACGCTATAATCCCGGCGCCATGTCCCCTTAGTTAAATGGATATAATTATAAAACAATTTAATAGATTGTTTTATAAAGATAAATATCAAAATAAGTCACTTTCATTGTACTCGTTTATGTACACACAATCCGTTGACTTTATATGACAGGACATTCGTCATCATTAGGCCAAGCTCGATTGATGACGAATGTCACCACCCCGACAACTGTAACATCATCCAAAGCCTCGCCTTCCAGAGCCTCCCCGTCTCTTGTAATAAATGCCCGGCCCATAATTTTTGCAAAATCAGTGCCGCCGCCGTATTGAATTAAAACGGTATCTCCTTGCTTTGGTTTACCGGAGACATCGATTACGGTGTAACCAGTTTCTGTCTGAACGAGCCTAGTATTTGGGCCGGTACCGCAGAGTTTATCGACGGTCAGTCGTACTTCTACATAGTCTGCAGCTGGCGACGGAAATCCCACGTTATAGCCCTCCGTTCGGGTTGTATAACTGGAACGTGCGCTCATCGCCTTCCTGCGTTGAGACATCCCGGAATGTCGTCACATAGTGCTCTATCCACTGGTTAGCCTGGCGTGGCGACCAGTGCCAGTTATATCTCTCCAGTTCCTGCAGAAATCGCCTGGTGGTGAGGATGCGCTTTCCGTTAGGCAGGATATCTATTGCGTTCCGGCAAGCTGTCTCGATTTCGTATAAACGCGGCATACTTCCCCCTATCAAATGTACTGTATACAAATACAGTAAATGCATGTATGCAGCAGATCAATATTGGCAGTGGCTATCAATTATCTGCACAGACGTAACGTATTGATGCCTCAACCGATGACATCTGCTATCTGCTGGCGGGTTGCTCCAGCAATTAACATTCCTTCCGCCCTGTTGATGATTGTGCGGGTCATGATTTTACGACGACCGCCTATCCTGCCGCGTTCTCGTGCTGCAGCCAGTCAGGCTAAGGGCCCATCCGTAATCAGTTCTCGCTCTATCTCCGTAAGAGTACTCATGGAAATAAGATTGCAGTTAACACACACAGCAACTAACATCATAAAAGTATCGGCATTTAATTTAAAAGGTTAACTTATGGAATTATGTCATTACACTACTTTAGATAGCCTTCTTGGTATAATTGAAGGAAATGCTATTTGGGCTTCTCACCTTAGATATTTAAACGATAGCACCGAACTACTGCATGGTATTAATTGCGTTAAACAGTCGCTCGATAAATTGAGAGAAGAATCCAATTTAGATTCAAGATGGATAGATGAAATTGAGAAGCAAGTCAACTTGCAAATAACCCCAGGAATGGAAGATATATACGTAACGTGCTTTTATGCAGGCATATACGCAGATGGAAAATACAGGGATGCATCTGATTTATTAAGCCAGTGGAGAGGTTACAGCAAACCGAAACAAGGTATTTGTATCGTTTTTGATAGTGAAAAACTGATTGACTTTATCTATTCAGCCCAACAATATAAACATGAATACAAAGGTGAATCCTGTCACTCAACTTCATTTGATGTAGTACATGGTCTTGTTAACTACGTATCACCAAAGAATCACAAAGGTGCGAAAAAAATTTACGACATTATAACCAGTGAACTTGAGATGTTCGGTTCACTTTCTGAAATTTTTCTCTCTTCGGAATTAGGGAAATCAGGAGTAATAGGTTCACTTCTAATTAGAACGCTGCCATTTTTTAAAGATAGTGGTTTTTCTGAGGAGAATGAATTTAGAATAGCAATTAACACTGTAACTAACAGGTCATTAGTGAATTTTAGAAACAATCAAGAGCTTCTAACGCCATATATATCAATCGGGACAAATGAAAGAACCAACACCTATAAGTTCATACCAATCAAGAAGATTGTTGTTGGTCCTGGACCCAATTCACAAATCAATGCCATTAGTATTTCTAACATAATTAGTGAGCGCAATCTTAACATTAAAGTCGACGTATCTAAAATACCCTATAAGGGTTAGGTAATAGCAATATTTACGGCAGCTAATTTCCTGATTAGCTGCCGCCCAATTTTAAAATTGTAGATTTATTGTGAAAATTCTGCCATGTCCATAATCTGTATTTCAGCCTGCTCTGCCCAGGATTTTGATGATGAGGTATCCAGCGAAATAGGGTAATCACCTACGATGACCTTTGCATTGTCATCATAACGCACTGACAATGTTGCTTTTACCTGACCAGTGTCATCCTGACGGACGCTTTCAACTGCATAAATTAAATCTATTTCAACATCCTTGTCGCAGAGATATCCACCGAGATAATGAATCTGGACTGTTTTTAATACTGACAATTTAAATGACATAATGATTCCTTACGCAGGTAAGTAGTATTTTTCGCCGTAAATCAGTTTGCACAGACTAAATGCCGCTGCATCTGCGCCAGCCTTGTAACTGACGGTATAGCCGAGGTCATTCGGGTGGTTGTAGTTCGTACCGTCGAACAGCGCCGCCCAACCATGCGCTTCAACGCCATCCCGGAACCACGGTATTTCACATTCCATCAGGAATACCGCTTTGTCCCTCGCCACAGACCGGAACATGCTGTTGACCATGCCGAACCGCGCTGCGCCGACTGTTTTGATGCCGCTTCCAGACCAGTCCCGCTCGACAAATGACCGTGATGGTGGTGGGTCGAGCACCTCCTCTTTCATGCTGTTAAGCCCGATATGGCGGATGGTCGTTTTCATAAGACCCGAAGCGGGGAAAGATTCGGCCACAGTGATGGTATTCCTGTCCTCAGAGATGGCTGCGATGGTGTAATCACCAGCGTTGTCGCCACTCAATATACGGAGCGTATGCCCTACCCGCAGAATCTGGCCGCCCCAGCTGGTAGCGGCGTTGCCTGTCCCGTAGGAGAATGCCCCACCATTGATGGTTCGCGCTGCCGCATCAAAGGTATAGTTTGTGTCAACGTTGAACGTCCTGACAGGCCACGAAACGTTCAGGCTGCCTAAGTCCATAGCCGTAACAGACGTGCTTAATGGGTTGTGGTGCGGGCTGGTAGCAACAATCACTACCGCGCCTTTGGCTTTACACTCATCTATCAGAGCTTCAAGTTTTCCTTGTTGCTCAGGGAACGTTAGTCCGTTGTTAAAGTTCCCGACGGGTGCGTCATTCATGCCGCCAACAATGAGTATAAAATCAGGCCAGTCTTCTTCGTTTGTGCTGGTGAAGTATGGCGAGTTCTGAAGTTGCGCGGAAAACTGCTGGAGCGCCTGAGTGGGAATGCACTGGTTATCATCGATAAACTCAAAATTCCCGTACCCAGCTAATTGCGCTTTCATGGCCTCGACGAACAGCGTGTTCGGCGCGAATGGCGCACCTGCAACACCGCCACCGGTGGAACCCGCCCCAACACCGACTGACGAGCCGACTGAGGTGAATATCAACCGTTTTTTAACGGTGGTTCTTACCCCGGCTGTGAACGATATCGAACCAAACGGCCCGGTATTTGCAGTCGTACCATCGCCGATAAGTTTTTTCGCCAGCTTCACATACGGGTCGGTGAAGGAGGTTTTGAGAGCCTCCACATCCGACTGGAGTTTTGCCACGGGAGTGGACAAATCGCCGGACGAAATGATTTTGAAGTTGTTTTGCGGTGCTCCGCGATACATCAGCAAAACTGGCTCTGCGTACTTTATCTCCCCACCTGTCAGCGGCGCGTTTGCGCCCTTAAACACACTGCGCACAATCTGATTGCCGTACCTGTCAACAACAGTAACAGCCACCGCGCCAGTGTTCGTTGCTGGTGGTTCCAATACTACCAACGTGCCATTGTCGATATAACCATCGACCGTGACAGACAAATCATTCGGCGTACTGGCATCGCTGGTCATGGTTGCGCGAAGAACCGTCCCGTAAATTTTTGTTCGCTCATCGGCATACGTCATTACCCGAAACTGATTAGCCCCTGCATGCCAGTGCAGCAGATGCGCCCGGCCTGATGCCAGGTCTCCGGCAGCAACCTGCCCGCCGTCAATTCGGGTAATGTTATAGGCACCCCACGCATTGAGTTTCAGCTTGGGGGTGCGTGTTGTATTTGCGGATGGTGGCGTAAACAGGAACAGTCGCCCATTCTGTAGCTCGCCATTGGTGATAGAAGATGTTGCCGTGTAAATGTCATCGGCAACGCTGCTAACTGTCACCGGGAAAGGCACCTGATTTTTCAGGGTGGCGGTCAGGGCATCATTAGTGGTCTTGTATGCGGTAAGGCTGGCTGCTACCTCCGACGCCGTAGCCCCGGACGCTATCAACATGAAATTATCAGTTGGTGCGCCACGGTAAACCATTAGCACTGGGTTATATTGAATCAGCTCACCACCAACCAGGACGGCGTTAGCCCTTCTTAGCACAGAGCGAGTCACGCTATTGCCTTTCGAGTCCGTCACGGTAACGCTAACAGCCGCCGTATTCAAAATAGGAGACAGGAAATAAATCAAACTGCCATCCACTAATAATCCGGGGATAGTGATAGCAATGGTATTAGCCGCACCGCTACTCACAGCTGTAGCAGACTGGTAACCCATTGGCATTGCGGATGGCATTTTTCGCCCGGTAGGCTGCAGCGTCCCGCCAACGTTCATGACTTCGATTGCGAGCGCGCTGTCGTCCGGGCTGCGGTAATACGTCGTAGAGCCCACCGGAATATTCGCGATATCCGCCTGCGCCTCAGCTAATGTCATGTACTGTTTGCTCAGAGGGATGATGTTCTGCCTGACCTCATCGTTTTTCGCCATCATTCCGCGCCAGGAGTCCAGGTCAACACCTGCACGATCAGGCACGGTCAGTTCGTCCGAGTTCACCAGTTTATCCAGACGAGTAGCGTTATCCAGCAGCACCGCCGGTGTATTGCTTCCCAGTGCCGGGTCAAATCCAGCCATATTATTTGCTCCAAAAAAAATAGCCCTCAAGGGATTGAGGGCTTATGCGAAATAAAGTTGAAAGGGGTTTTAGTGAGTGTTACGCGGCGTCGCCGGGGTATGTGGCGTCGTCGTACTGGTAGAACGATTCGAGGTATTCTTTAGCGGTGACCTGACAGGTTCCGTCTGACTGCGGGGCGATCTCCTCTACAATGGCGTCGTAGACGTGGCGCGTTGAGCCGCAGAACACCAGGCGGATCGGCTCGATGGTTGCCGACGACAGGTCAACCTTCATCGGGTCATCAAACTCGCTCAGGTGCGGGACTGACAGCTGAAAATCACCCACCCTGCTCGCCACCATCAGCCCGGATGCAGAGCCATCCTGATAGCGGATCAGCGCTCGGGGATTTTCGAAAGACCAGTCCAGCGGCTCCGTAACGGTGAACGTTGTCACGCCACCAGCCGTTGTCATCGCCTCCACCAGACAGGAAATCGTGTTGTTACCCGGAATATCATCCGTGAGCACAATGCGATCGCCCGTGTTGTAGCACAGCGCGTCCAGCTCGGTAGTGGTCTGGAACGTCACCCGCTGCTGCAGGTATTTCATCAGGCGACGCATGCCGATCTGGTAGGCGTGATCCTGATTCAGTACCCCATCGAGTTTGTAATTCTCGATTTTCACTGGCGTGGGATTATCAGGCATCCGGCATTTAACGGTCTCCTCTGCCCAGGTGACGCCGTTGATGTACGTCACGTCGACGCCATCAAAATCATCGTCGGACGGTACGGTAAATCCGCTCTGCAGCTCCTCCACCATCTCATGCGGAGTGATCACGCCAGTCCAGGGCTTAATCCCCTCACGGTTGACCGTCGCCAGGCCATCGCTTAACAGGAAGCGGGACTTCCCGGCATTGGCTATCTTCTGCAGCATTTCCAGCGCTGAGATACTGTCGCCGGTAGCGTAATCGAAATACTCTCCCCGTGGCGTCCAGTACGCAGACTCCAGCGCAGTGATGGTGTCGACATCCATCTCCAGCCCCAGCGAGTTCCCGACATGCAGCAACGCCCCAGAAATGGTTCTGGCCGTTCCTGAGTCATAGGCCCGCGTGGCCACAACGTTTACGCGGCGGTCCGACTGAGCCGCCAATTTGCCCCCCGTCTCAACGGTCACCGCCATCAGCGACACGCCGGGATAGGATGAAGGGCGCGTCAGCAGTCGCCCGCGCAGTGCCTGCCAGTACATCGAATCCCTGGCGTTGTTTGAGCCCTGCTCATTGCGCCGGCGACAGCGAACCTCTACCAGCCCTGGTGAGCTGAGGGTGATCCGCTCAGTGAATCCCAGCCCGTTGACGTTTTTAAGCGCATACTCTCCCTGGTGACTCACCCACCCCGATCCGGAACCGTAGACGCGATACTGAATCTCCCACTCAACATGCCGAAGCCGCTTTTTCCCCTTGCTGTCAAAGCCACAGATGCCGTTCGGGAAGGAGAAATTCACCTCGAACATATCGACGGTCTCATTTTCAGGGCAAACCAGGAACGGCCCCAGCCAGCTCAGCGTGTCGTTAAGACCAGTGGCCTCATAGTCGATCATCGTCCGGGCGGTGAATCCCGGCCATGACTCATCAACGGCACCGTTAACCAGGCGCGCCACCGTCGCCGTTGTGCCGTCAGCTGACACAATGCGGTACTCATTCCCGCGGTGAGCAAGTGAAAGCCGTTGCACCCCCTCCGGCATGCCGGAAAAGGCTGTTCCCGTGGCGCTGTTATAGGCAAGCGTCACATTCGCCGTTACCGCCGGGCTGCCGCCGGTTGATGCCGTGCCGGAGGTGTAAACCGGAGCATCACCGAAAACAGCTGCAGGCAGCGAAGAGGACGTGATCGCCCCACCCGCGAACGGACTGGCCGACTCGGTTATCAGTACGGTGCCGCCGTTGTCCTGTGCAACCAGGCCGGAGCCAGTGAGTCCCTCGGTGATTGCCGCCAGCAGTCCCGACATCGAGACGTAGTTAGCCACCAGTGACACCGGGTAGGTAACCCCCTGCCAGGTGATCGTGAACGTGCTGGAGCTGGTCGAAAAATCGTAGGTGGTCGGGGCCGCACTGGCCTGGACTTTTGCCGCACTACCCCCGGTGCCGGGCACTGCAGCCTGGCCGGGGGTATATGACGCGATAAATAGATCGTAATCGACAGAGTTAAGCCCCAGCGTCACCGGCATCCCAACCACCGGGGCGATCTCCGTCAGCAGCGGGCTTGCGATAACGCTGTATCCGGCCGCCGTGGTGATCTGGTAGTTCGCCGGGGCTTTAAGTTCGACCACGGCGCCAGCGACCCAGCTGGGCGGCAGTGCGTTATCGTTCTCGTCATTATCGTCATCATCATCCGTGTCCAGCCCGGTAAACGTTACGCTCGAACCGGATACGGTCATGCTGTCTGCGATAATGTCGTCTGCGTCCGGCGACGTCTGGGCCATATCCAGCCCGGTGCCGGATGACGTCCCGCCCACTTCGGTGGAGTTGACCCAGTTTTCGCTGCGCTCATCACAGGAAACGTCCGCGCCTGGCGGGTAATGGTTGCTGCTGAATCCCGGTAGCGTTGAAGCTGGCGTACTGCCAACCCTGATATCGCCATTGGTATAAATCAGATCACCGACACCGAGACACAGCAGCATCTGGACGCGCATTTTCGTAGGATCGGCGGCATCAAACCGGGTCACAGGCTGGACCACATAATCAGGGTAGATACGCACCCGGCCAAACACCTCACGAATGGCATCACCGAGTTTTGCGGTGTTGGCCCGCGCCGGGTTCAGGTCGAGACTCCGCCCTGTGGATGAGGTATAGCCGCCCGTATCAATGGTGCTCATCATAAACAGCGAATAGGCTGCAGCGGCAACGGAGATACCGACACCTATCCACGCAATGGTCGCGGCCTCCAGCCCGAAGGGGACCGGATAAAGCCGGACATCACTATCAGGGCGGATCACGCAGGTAGCCCAGTCGCCTGGCGGAATTGACTGCCCCCCAACCTCAACGGTCAGCGGTGGGACATCCCGATCGGTATAGTTTTCGACATTTGCCACCAGCCACTTGCGAATACTGGTTACACCATGCTCATGCGTTTCGAGTGGTTCACCGGGAAGCCGGGACGGGTAAAAACGAATGGTCATTGCCAGAACTCCACTTTGACAAATCGGCGCTTAAACCGCGGCAACGGCAGAAAGGTGACGTTCGTTCCCGGATTGCATTCCGCCACGTGCAGCAGGCCACCGATACTGACTACGATCCCCACATGGGTGACGGTTGATCCGGAATAGCAGGCCACTCCAGCCCCTTCGCAGGGTTCGCAGCGCTCAAGGGTAAGCATCATCCGGCGCGCTTCCCGGTCGAGGCCGCCGTCGTCTTTGGTGACCCCTGCAAAATCGGGCCAGACGGGTAAATTCAGATCGCGGCGTATCTCGTTCACAATGCCGAAGCAGTCAAGTAGCGGGTAGGCTCTACCGCCCTTCTGCCATTTAACAGAACGGTATTTATCAGGGTTGAACATTGGGATTCCTTAGCTGATATAACGCAGTCCGGGGAATACAGGGAGCGTGTAGCGGTATCGCGGCCAGGCGGTATCGAGGATATTCATGTAGCCCGCAGTGATCTGCACCTCTGTCGCCGTCCAGGAGCCCGACTTGATTTTCAGCGTATACGGCACTTCCGCAGGGGCCGCTAAATCCGTGGAGATATAACGCCGGTACGTCAGAAATGCAGACAGACGGTTAGCCAGCGCATTGCGGATCGCCGTGGACACAACACCATCGATATTGCACAAGGCAAATTTGAGGTCCTGCGTGCCGTCCGCATTGCGCGCCGGCAGCGCAATGTCTATCGTACAGGCTGAAAACGTCACGGTATCGCCGTTCTCCGTCGTTGCCGTGATGTTGTCGTAACCCTGGCAAAGGTAGTGAACATCAGAGCCAATGGTGATCTGCAGCGTTTCAATGATCACCTCCGGGCCGCTGCTGGCGTAGAGGCGTTTAATCTGCGTCATGCTTCGGCCACTCCTTATTCAGCGCAATATCCAGCAGTGAGCTGCCGACGATCCAGTCCGGGTAATGCCCCCATCCAGACGGCGGCAATGGGCGCTCCCAGAGTTCTACTGGCGCGGTATATCTCCAGTAAAATCCGCCTTCTGGCGTGGGGCCTTTATAAATATCCGTGAAACGACACTCGTAATTTTTCAGCCCTACAGGCGTTAATAACGGTATGTTGAACCACGCAGCCCCATCTGATAACTCATCCCGAAACCACGCCTCAAAAGCCTGCGCCTGGGCGTCAGAAAAAATCCAGGCCAGATCTGTTTGGGTTGGTGTCGAGGTGTAGGCACGCCGCTGTCGTGCCCGGCCAGTTACCATCTGAGTCCGTTTCAGAGGAGATACAGGAGTTAAACCAAAACTCTCTTTAAGCGGTCCAGGAAGGTAAGCGGAGGGGTAATAAAGCGTTGTGGTGATAGCCATTAGCTAATTTTCCTCCCCGAGGTAGTTTTCCCCATCAAGGCCTTATGCAAATCACCCTGACCGCTTGCGACTGAATTAACCGCCTTCCGGTATCCCCTTTCTGCCCCCTCATCTGCAGCTTTACGGACCAGCGCCAAAGTTGCATCGGAAGGGTTACCATTTATGGGGATAGTGATCGTGGGAGAATAAATAGTTCCACCACCGGTTGACTGGTTTGCTACTCGATCCAGAGTCGCATCCAGTTTGGCACTGGTCGCTGCGGTGGTCACCCGCTCTCCTTTTTGAAGCAACCAAGTACCAGTTTCAGGAACTGCATCAATCCCATCGTGGGCCATGCCAGAAAGGGAAGCTGCAGAAATAGCAGCAACCATAGGTTCTGTTATAGCCGCTGCAGCAGCCATCGCGGCTGGAGCTAATCCCGGTCCGACAATTGGGATTGCGGCAGTTGATGCGAAAGCAGCAAGTTGAGCCTGTAAGGCTGTAGCCTGAGCATTAGCGATCATTGAAGGAATAGCAGAGGCTTGGGCACTTTTATTAACCAGCATCTGAACACCTTGATACACGATCCATTGTGCAGCCATATCAACCAGAGCTTTTATCACTGACTTCCCGAGGTCTGAAAAGATTCCTTTTATTGCTTCACCCATTGATTCAGTACCGCTGATAACATCGTATAAATGTTCAGAAATTGAATCAGTTGCAGAACCTAATATTGATGTCATTGCATCAGCCGCTTGCTGATAATAATCAGTTGAACTATCCGCGAAATCAGATAATGCGCTTGATATGCCCGATTCCCAGTCATTACGTAAACCATCAGACTCATGATAATAATTTTCTTGAATCTGCAGGCGCTCTTCAAGTGCCGATTTTAACGCATCGGTTTCAGACTCATAAAGTGACTTGGTAATATCACCAGATTGATACTGTTTTAATAAATCCGCTTGTTTATATTCAAAGTCCTGTTGAATGTTGTTTAATTCACGCATTCGGCTACGGTCTTTTAATCCCAATGACCGACCAGCCAGATCATTGTCATACCCTTGCCTTATTATTTTATTCTGCCTATCAAGACCAGAAACAAATTCAGCTAACTTTGCGTTTTCCTGATTTAGCCGTAACTCTTCTTTTTTTGAGTCAATGATTTTAGCCGCATACCGGAGCTGCTCTTTTTGCGCTTCTGATAATGCTTTTAAGTTACCACTGGTAATATCAAAGTTTACTTTTTCAAGCTCTGTTACTTCTGCAGTTTTTTTGCCTGTTGTCTCAATAAGTGCTGCTTGCTTTTGCAGATCAAGAAGCCTGCTTTTAAAAGCATTGTCGGTTGGATTGCTTTTTGTGGTTATTTTCTGATTTGATTCACCTTTGCCTAATTTATAATTATTATCAGTTGGCGACAATCCCATATCAGAAAGAAGTGATGATAACCCTTTAGCTCCTCTTTCGACTTCCTCGGGGGTCATACTTGACTTAATCGCCCGAAGAAATTGAAGACGTTTAGATAAAAACTCTAATTCATCCTTTTGCTCCTTACTTTGGTCACCTCGCTTGTTAAGAAACTCAATGCGCTGTGCAATGTCACTTTCATCAGCAGCATTATAATTGCCAGATACAGCACCTATCCGCGACCGTGTATAGGTAGCAATAGCCCCCAAACCACCAGCAATACGACCTACGACACCGGCAAGGCTAATAGCCTCGCCTACGAGGTCTGATAACCCCTGAAGAATAGCAGGGTCGGTGAAAACATCACGAATGTCATTTAACCCATCCTGCAATGGCGAAAGGTCCACCGTAGCCAGCCCAGAGGCAATTTCCATTTTAAGGCCACGGGCACTAGTCTCTATATCCTGAAAAAACTGATTAACCTTAACGAGGTTATCAATATCTTCTTGCGGCGGTGCGATACCAAAATCCTTTGATAGCTGGATGAACTGTTTCAGCTTCTCATTGTTATTATCAAACAACGGCAGCATTTTTGACAGGTCATTCCCCAAGCTTTCAAGAATATTTGTTTTACCTGCCTGGGAAGGTATCTTTTGTAAAGCTGAACTAATAGCCAGTAACTGCTTATCAGGGGATTGCTGGGACAGTTTCTCAGCCGAGAGTCCGAGTGTATCTAATGCCTGAGCGGCCTCACCTGATTTATTCAGTACCGCATCGCCAACTTTATCATTAATGTCTTTAAATATATCTGCAATATTATCGCCGGTAAGCCCAGCTTGTTCAGCTGCATATTGCCATGCAAGTAAGTCCTGAGTGGACATTTTAAGAGATTTTGCCCAGCGGTCAGCCTCTGTTACCTGCTGTGCTGTATTTTTCACAACTGCTAAACCTGCGGCACCAATCCCTACAGCTGCAGTGGCAGCTGCTGCACCAATTGCAACAATAGAAGCACCAACTTCTTTGGCGTCTTTTTTTACTTGGGCGCTCCATTTTTGCGAGGCTCTTTCAGCCTTATCCATTCCCTGAACAAATCCACCAACCTTTGCGATAAGGTCAATTGTTAATGTACCAAGGGACTTGCCAGCCATCATATTTCTCCGAGGAATAAAAAACCCGCCTAAGCGGGTTTATATTTATCAGAACTTATTCTGTTTCGGTGGCTTGCTTATTTTGCAGTCGGAGACTTCAGAGTGAGTATTATTACTCATCTCGCTGTAAGTAGTTCTCTTCAAAACAAGTGTTGCTCTGTCAACTGAATAAGTTTGCTTATATTTTGTCGAATCCTTACGCCACGTTACCTCAGATGGCCCAAATGCAGCAGGAGATGTAAAATTTAATCCGCTTCCCATAGATGGCGACTGAAGAGATGCTGAACCATTGTTTTGGTCAAGCACAACGATAAGATCAGGCGCTCTTTCATCTAAATAAGGACAAGATAAATAAGTAATTTTTGCAGTTGCAAGGCTTGAAAAGCCTATTAAAGAAATGCACAACCCTAGTAAAAGATTCTTCATTGAGAGACCTCACAGACTCATTTCCGTTTGAGTGCCCAACAATACAATAAACCTAAGACTAGACCCAACTTTTCATAGCTTCTTCCAGAGAAAGCGGCGCTTCGTTGATGTGCGGTGCAAAGTCACTAACCTTGAACGGAGGCGTGTTCTTTGCCTTATTGATGTTAGCCAGAACAGAAGCCACCAGCGAAGCCCCCCACTCGGTTCGCATCATAACGTTAAGCTGACCATACTTATTACGGTACTTTACCCACACCTGAAACTCACGAAGGCTCATTCGCTCCTGAGCCTCCGCAATGGTCCGCCCGCCGATGCCGTTCATGACTAACTCACACCAGAACTCGTCTTCTCCTGTGAGTTCGTAGTCTTTCCCAGATCGTTGACTTCCTGGATGACGGCCAGCAAAGCAATAACGATTGGCCCATCGAGCGCGCCACGATCTGGGGTAGCAGTTCCAAGAATGTCAGCCGCGGTAAACACTGGGGCGCCGTCCTGATCGCAAATATGCGCCGCAATGCGCTCAGCAATCGGGTCCGATTTCCCGTTGTACGCCAGCAGTTCAGCTTTAGTGGTGTGGTAGCCCATCGGGCGCACATAGACGGTTGCGATATGCTCTTTCCCGTCACGGCCTTTCCACTTAATTTCTTTTTCCACGGGACGGCCGGTAAAAGCTCCGGTTTCTTTTAACGTATCGAGAGTAAGTTGCATTTCAGCTCCTGAATTGAAAAGCCCGGATAACCGGGCATATTAATTACGCTGCGGCCTTCGGCACCCATACGGAAGAGCCAGACCGCTGGATAGTGGCGGAGGTCGTCACAACAGCGTTACCCTGGAAATCAAACGGGAAATCGGAAACGTAACCCTGGAAAATGAACCAGGTGCGATCCGATGGCAGTACCAGGCCATCAACAGCATCCTCAGCGCCAGAAGCGGCGGCTGTCGGGACACTGGTTCCATCTGACCAGCCAACCGCAAAAGTTAACGGCGTCTGGTCATTCGCTTCAGCGAGGCCATGCAACATAATGTGGCTGGCGTTCGTCGGATCAGCGTTAAGCCCGACGGTTGCGGCCGCAGGCGTTTTAAGCCCCTTTTTGTAGGTTCTGGAATCCCGCTCACTCAGACAGGTATCTTCAATCTGATCGGCAGGGTTGCCGCCGGGGTTGAAACTGGTGATGCATTCAACCTCGCTGACCACGCCAGACTTGAGCACAAAAAATTGCGTGCCTTGCGTTAATACAGACATGTTTTGTCTCCATAAAAGAAAAACCCGCACAAGGCGGGTCAGTTTGGGGTTGTTGGTTATCTGGGCGTTATCCAGTCAACATCGAAGGAATAGCGGTATCGCATTGTTTCAGGATCACGGCTTTGTTCACCCCATCGGGTGATATAGGCCTTGCCCTCAATCGCGTCGCGTAAAGCACGGGCAACGGCGATCACGTCGGTGTCAGTATCACCATAGACATCAACCTGCAGAGAATAGTGATCCGCATCTGGCCGCTGGTTCAGATAATTTTCAGGTGAGCCGCCTATGTTTTGCCAGACGGCATAGGGGTAAACGATATTATCGTCCTGCATGCCGAACGGATAAAGCCGCACGGGATTAGAACCTAACAAATCCCTGACTGCCTGGCTGGCTGCGCAAACTGCAAATATTGGAGCAATCATACCGGAGTTCCTTTTTTAGCCGCCCGTCGCACAGCGCGATCAATGGACTTTTCCAGCTCCACAGCAAAAACGTTGATCACTTCCGTATCGACTCCATTTACAGCGGGGCGAAGTATCGGCTGCGCTGCAGCATGCTCGGTCCCGAGCTCAAGGAAACGCCAGTACCAGGTATCCCCGCCGGGATTACCTTTATCTCCGGCAGTTTTATAACTTTGACCCGCCCTGCCTTTTCGGACGTTAGCCTTTGTATTGGCGTATTGCCTTGCGCCGCCCATCACCCCGACACGAAACGTTGGATCGCCGGTTCTGCGAAACGCCTTGCTGCTGAAGCTGACCACAATGTTTTTGTAGATAGCCTCCTTGGTGAGAGGATCATCAACCCGCGCGGCATTAGTGCGTGCTCTGTCCCTGATGACGTTCGCCGCTTTACGCAGCGCTGCACGACCGGATTTATCGCGAGTGACCTGTGAGACGGCATCCAGTTTCCCCAGGACGGAATCGAGGCCGGTCAGGTTTACTTCCACGCCATCAGCCATCGTTAGCCCCCTCTGAACATGGCAGTGTCAGGTATTCCCTGCCGCTCCGAGGGTCAGGTAAAACGCCCTCAATGTTGTAGATGCGGCCACGAAACAGGATCCGATGTTTCCGGGTGACGCCCTCACGGTAACGAATCGTTATCCGGGTGGTAACCTCGCCCTGAGAGGCCTGGGCCGCAATAAACTCACGTGCGGATAAAGCAGCGACTTCGGCCCAAAGGGTTGCGACATCGCGCCAGGTATTAATCACGGCTCCCGTTGTCGTGTTCTGTTCTTTGACGGGTTCCTGCAGGGTGATCCTGTGACGCAATTTTCCGGCCTGCATATCACCCCCTGGGTTTCCCACTCAGATAGGTTTGCTGCTCTGGCGCCTCTTCGAGATCGCCGGCAAGCGACTGGATAATCACATCGGACAGGGCGACGTTAGACTCAGCCAGGCGGTTTATCGCTTCCGTCTGCTCTAGCTGTGCTGCTGTTTGTTCTCTCAGCGCTGCTATCAGCGCGTTTACCAGTTGCTCGTTCATAGGCTATTTTCGTCCACTTTTTTAACCATTCACGCCGACGGAGACACCCTTCACAGGCCATAAATCACCTCAAAGTGGGATATATCGGTAGGGTTCAAGCAACGAAGTGAAGCCGAAGGGGATGCTCATTTTATTTACATCGGAAGCTTCTTCCCTGCTGTTGAACCAATGCCCAACAAGAAGCATCAGCGCCAGGAGGATATCGTCAGCAATTTTTAACCCGTCTGGATCGGTATCAGGCACAGAGTCTTCATGCAGTTTCCGATTAATGAAGTTCTCTGCGCGACGCCGAGCAGCTGTGAAATACAGCGTCAGCAGTTCATCTTCGGTTGCATCGTCAATATCGATCCGACACTGCGCCCGCAACATCTCAATCGTTGTGCTCATGTATTTTCCCTGGCCCGCAGCGAACTGCGGGCATAAAAAAACCGCCGGAGCGGTGGAGGTTGAAGCTGATTATTGCCTTAGCCGCCAGATGCCGGTTTACCCACCAGCGCCTTAATCGCGCCGGTATCTTCCAGTACGCAGTCGAAGCGGTGGAAGGCCAGGAAGCCAGTCTGATCGTACTCTGCGTAACGCTCAACCAGCCGTTTCAGCGTCATGTAAGTGACGCGACGAACGATAAAGCGGTTAAAATCGCCGAAGTAGGCAAATTTGGCACCAGCCGCGATATCAGGAATAGCCTGGTCAACGACATACGGCACCTGCAGAACAGTAGCAGGTGCGCCACCGATAATGTTCGGTAACCAGAGCGGGCGGCCCTGTCCATCCTCCATTTCCTCCACCAGCTGCAACGTTGCATCGTTAAAGGCCCAGCGCACCTTTGGACCGTTACGGTATGCCGGGTCGACAGAGTGCTTCAGGGCGTTCAGCTCTTTCCAGGTAAAGGTGGTCGCTGCTGCGGTATTTTTGGTGCCAGTTACCGACGCAGCCAGCCCTTTAGGCTGCAGCGGGGTGCCTGTGCCGGTCCCTAATACCAGATACTTCGCTTCACCACGTCCGATGCGAGTGGCGATACGCGCGGCCAGGAACGCCTCGATATCTACGCCGCTGTCCTGGAGCAGTTCATTGGATACGCGAATGATTTTAGAGGACAGTTTTTTAGCCCCCAGCGTTGCACCGCCGAAAGACACGTCTTCTTCACTGGTTTCAGTGTTTTCGCCCAGCAGTTCACCTTCTTCAGTGGTACCGTCAGAGGTTGCCCAGTCAATGTCCTGGCCGTTGGCGGTATTCAGAATTTGCGCCACACTGGCAATTCCACCGTAATCTTTCAGTGCTTCGACGATCTTATTGCGGAACTGGGTTGGTACGGTGTACCCCCCTTTTTCATCCGGCGTCGTGCCCTGAGCACGCAGCTCCTTTAAAGCCTGGCGTTCTTCAGCGCTCATCTCGCCAAGACCACGGCGCAAAAACGCATTAAACGCCGCAGCACGACGTTCGTTAGCCTGTGCTTCCGGGTTTGCTGGATCACGATTCTGCTGCTGGCGCTGTTCCGGCTCGTTTTCGTGGATATAGTCCTGATCCTGGCGGCGCAGTTCCTCTTCGCGTGCAATACGCTCATCAAGGGCGTCAAGCTCCGATTTTGCAGCGTTCCACTGAGTACGCTGCTCATCGGTCCAGGGTGTATCACCAATTTTGTCATGCAGGGCACGCATATCTTTGGCGATGATGTTACGTTTTTGCTTCATTTCATGCAGTTTCATGATTTTTCCTTACGCGTTAAGAAGGGTCAGCAGGCGCTCACGCGCCATTCGTTGATTAATGGCGTTCTTTAGCGCACCGCTGTCGCGCGCCTCCTGCCAGGCTTTCATCGATCGGACGCCGGAGTCGGCCTCCTGATATGCGGGATAAGTCACCGGACTGACATCAAACAGCCGGGAAAACTTCGATATTTCACGAATAACGATCCCTTCATCGTCCTGGTACCAATTTTCACCGTCATGGGATACCCGGAAGGCAAAAGATGACTGGCTAATATCACCGCGCATCATCGGCGCCAGCACCAGATCGCGGATAGTTTGCGTATCCGGCGCTGTAATGTCGTAACGCAGGCCGCGCTCATCGACAGACAGGGATAGCGTCCCGGCAGCGCTCCGTCCGAGAATAAAGTTGGGGTCATGGTTAAACAGCCCGCGAACATCATCATTCAGCACATCGTCAAATGCTCCGGGCTTGATGATTTCACGGAATCCCCACAGGGGTTCAGAACGGCTGTTGAACACCGAGCCATAGCCCAGAATGCGGGTAGGTTCATCGGTGCGTTGCTCGGCTCTGACCTCCCCGCTATAACAGCGCGTTTCACGGTCATTCATTGGGCTTTTCCTCGTCGGTTTTAGGTGCCTTAAAATCGTCTGCGGGGTTCGCGGCGTTAACGCTCACCAGCATTTCATCCAGGCCATCTACCGGATTCATGTCTTCGAAGGCTCGCGCTTCATTGCGGCTCATCCAGCCATCAGTGATCGCAAAGTGGTAGAACTGAGCACGCTCCTGCGGGGTCCCGCGTAGCAGGCCTGTCAGGTTAAACCTGACGTAATATCCGGCGGCCAGTTCAGCACGGGTGAACAGGCGGCGATTGAGTTCCTGTTCCCAGTTCGTTACCCACGGCATGATCGTGTAGCGGACAAACTGAATGGCCTGCTGCGTAATATTTGAGAAAGTGGCTTTTTCGAGATCGTTAATCATGTGCGCCGGTACATTAAATATCCCGGCAATCATCGACCGGTTCAGCTTCGACATATCAATGATCTGGGCATCAACCGGGGAAACGGTGAGCGCTTTGTAATCCAGCTCTGCCGGGAGAAGCATTGTTTTATTCTCCTGGCTGCGCAAAGCAGCTGTAGCTTTTTGCCACATGCTTTTTAAACGCCCCCAGCTTTCTTCATTCAGCTGGCTTTTCACCGAAATAATGCCAGCGGGTCGCGCATTACCGTTGAAGAATGAACTGGTATAAGCCTGCCCGCTCATCCCCATGCCTATCGTCTCGGCATGCTGCATGATTGGGCTAAGCCCCATTTTCTGGTTGTTACCCAGCGCCCGGATATGCACCATATCGTCGGGATTGACGGCAAACGCCCCCTCTTCGTTGTAAACGCCATAGGTATACCGACCACCCGTGTTAAGCAGTGTCGTTTCCCAGGGCATGCAACATTCCAGCCCGGAAACTTCACCACGACGGGAACGCTTCACCCAGGTGTAACCATTCCCCCAGCCCAAAATATGACGCTGTTTTAACTCACGCCACTTATAGCTGGTCTGCCACATATTCGGCTCATCGTGAACCAGGTAAAACACAGGGTGATCGCGGGCAGCTTCAACCTTGTTATTGGTTTTCCGCATAACGTGCAGTGGCATCTGAGCGATATTCGAAGAGATAACGTAAATACAGGCATACACCGCAGCCAGCTTCATTGCCGTTTGCGGGCTGACAAATACGTCTCGGGCAAACACGTTATCGGTTTCTGCCGATTCACTCGTGATCGGAGTAGCCGGGTTTTCCAGTGGTTCACTGCGAAAAAGAGCATCAAGCAGCATTATTCCCCCTCATTGCCGCTAACAGCGCATAAATGAGTAGCAGTGTTCCCGACATCATCAGAGACATCGCCAGCCCGAACTGGAGATACACGCCTGCAGCAAGCGAACCGAACCCGGTAAGCCCGATAACATCAGTGATTAGAGTTTTCATAGAAGTAAAAGGTCTTCGTCAGGATCGATAGTGGACAGGAAGTCAACCTCACCACCACCGTTAACAAGCAAGCGACTCATCGCAATAAACATCGCGACAGGACCGTCAATTTTGTTTTCAGGCGTGGCCTTGTTGGGGAAAATATTCTCGTTTTTGTCTGGTTTGACGGTGACGTTTGACATCATCCATGTCATCACCGGATTGCCATCGTGATGAAAACGCCCGGCGTAAATTTTTGCCTCAACCTCCTTCATTGCTTCAGACAGGTTTTTAACCGTCTGAGGGACTTCAACAATCGGTACACCTTCAGCTGCTACCGACAAAGCAAACTGAGTGGCACTCCACGGGTCGTATGCAAACTCGTTCAGCGAATTACCTCGCGCCCATTCGATCGTTTCCTCTTTAATTACTGCGTGGTCAACGACATCGCCATCGGTAAACTCAAGGAATCCAGCTAGATTCCATTTTCTGTAAAGGTCTGCCTGCTGCTTGGAACAGGCTTCCAGCCGACCTTCAGGTATCCAGAATCTGGAGCGGACATAAACATCGCCATTTGGAGCAAGCCAGACTTTAACTGCAGCTGAAATATCAATTTTGTTGGAAAGGTCAACGCCGAGCCACATTGACCAGTTGGCCGAAGTGGAGTCGTCCCAGTCGTCACGGCATTTTTCCCAGCGCGCCATATCCATCCATGCTTTTTCACCCTGCACCCAGATATTGAGATGCTTGGTAAAAAAACCGACACGCGCCGCCACCTGCTCTTTCGCCTTTTTAGCCAGGCGGCGCATATCGTCCCAACGCTTACATATCCCCAGGCCGGGATTTGCTTTCGGCCAGTTTGCCTCGTCGAAAGGATCGTCCCCCTCATCAAGGGTATAAATCAGCGCAAAATAGCTGTCATCCTTAATTGAAAGCGGGTCCGGGTTATCAAAGTTCTTCAGAACCTTGATTGCATAATCACGTTGCTCGTAGCAGATACCTTCTTTATTAAAACCCGCAGTAGTGATTGCAAAAATAAGGGACTGCAGGCGCGCACCGGTCGCTGTTTCCAGAACTTCCCAGACGTCACGGGTTTTATGTGCGTGCAGCTCATCAACGATCCCGCAGTGAATATTAAGGCCGTCGAGGTTATTCGCATCACTGGCTACAGGTTCGAATTTTGAACCCGTCCGTTCCTGGTGAATATTCAACTTGTTACTACCAAACAACCGGCCCAGTGTTTTCGGAGCCAGCTTAATCATGCGCTTCGCATCATCAAACACGATGCGGGCCTGATCCCTGGTTGTTGCTGCGGAATAAACCTCAGAACCACCCTCACCGTCGGCACCAGTCATATAAAGCCCGATGCCAGACGAAAGCGTTGATTTTGCATTTTTACGCGCTACTTCGTCATAGGCGGTACGAAAGCGACGCACAAACATGGGGTCGCCATCGTCGTCAAGAATGCTCTCAAACGTTATTTCATCTATCAGCGGGACGACAAAACCGAAAAGGTTAATCAGGATGAAGGTGTGCCAGTCCATCAACTCGATCGGCTTGCCGGTCAAGTGCCCCTTTACATGGGGGACGAAGTTATAAAAATCGAGAACGTGCTGGGCGCGGCCTTCATCAAAATAAACACCGCGCTCCGGGCCGTGCTCTAAATCATGAAAGAACCGCTGGCACGCAAGACGCACCAGTTCGCCAGCAACGATATCGCCAGATACCACGCGCTCGGCGTAGCGGAATCCATCTGCAACGGTTGCCATTCATCATTTGCGCTTTTTAAGAAATTCTTCCAGTGGGTCGGCTTCTGCCGGGCCTTTTGCACCAACCTTTGATCGGCTGGCAGGTGTCATGCCGAATTCGCTCAGCATCGCTCTGATCCGTTTCCACGCATCAGCCTTCATGACTGCTGCAGGGTGCGGTTTTATCATTCTGATTTCCCGCTCCCCTCCTTCATCTGAATCATCTTCGCTGTAGACGGCATAGGTGTAACCTTCACGATCAAGAGTGTCGCAGTGATGCCGGTATTCAACATAGGCTTCTATCAACAACTCCAGCGCTTTAGCATCAAGCGTGGTCAACACGCCGACGGCATCAAGTTCCTCACCAATACGCTTGAACCAGTACTTACCCTGTTTATCGAAATGTTTCGGTATTGGGGGGACCCCTGACGGGGGTTTTGGCTCGTTCTTATTGATCGGGCGCTTGGATGGGTTCCCCTTCACTAAAGCCAGATGTGTCGGGGTTTTCGGTGGTCCTGGCATAATCGAAAACTCCTATTAATCATTGGATGGGGGACCCCAAAAAAAAGTTTTCTAACCTGCGGCGGTGTGAAAAAAGGTTAGGCGGCGGTCCTTTTGGCCTTTGCCGTCAGGGATTTGACCCCGCCCCCACCCTGCTACGTCTCAAATGAGAATTGATTTCATTTGAGGCGTTCACGCCCGGTTTTCGTTCGGTGGCAGGGCCAGCACAGGCTTTCGAGGTTCGAATCATCATCGGTACCCCCATGAGCCTTGGCCTTGATGTGGTCCACGGTCTTTGCTGCTACCGCACGCCCATCACGCAGGCAGTTCTGACACAGGTGATTGTCACGCTTCAGGATGCGTGCTCGCCTGATATCCCACTGGCTACCATAGCCACGCTCATGCCGTGTCTTACCCTGCTGATGCTGCTGCCAGCCCTCATTGCGATGCTTCTCGCAGTAGCCTGATCGGTCGGTGGTGGTGCCTGCGCATCCACGCTTACGGCAGGCTCTTGGAATTAAGGATGGCATAGTTCAACCTTAAATTTTCAACAGTAGTTATGATATTGTTATAAAAATTCATGCTTCAGGTTTTTCGTGAAAAATATCCTCTTTAATTACCTTATTAATAATCGATATCAGGGAGCTTTTATCAACCTCGCCATAAATATATGATTGATGAATGGGTAATATTTTCGCATATGCATGACCATATTCTTTATAACCATCCTTTCCTGTAGCAACCAAAACACAAGCCCGTATTTCAGTAATTGCATTATGCATTGCATTTACGTGATGCAACTGCCAATTATCCGGTCTTTTTGGTGTCAATTTCTCAGGGGCGCTAACAAGGCATACCTGATAATGTAAAAATGCCTTTATTAGATTTTTTCTTTCCAGCGCCTTTTCCTGTTTTTTCCAAGTGCTTAGAGCGCGCCACGCAACTATAAGAGTTAAGGAACTTATGATGATTGAAATAACACTTACAATCATTGAGACATAAGCCCATTGAGCGGACTCTCTCGCAGTTACTAAAGATTCGAACGAAATATATGACTCCATTTATACCTCCATCACAGTATGAAGAGATAATAGCCTATCCCATTATCACAGGCACTCAGTGAATGCCTGCTGTAATGCCTTAGCTGGCCTGCTCAACGCCGGTATCAAACAGCGCCAGCGCTTCGGTCGCTTCCTGGATGGCCTTGCGGGTCTTCGAGACAATCTCACTTTCAGTGAAGACACGATCAAAGGAGTCTGCGAATAGCTCAGACTTCAGATAGCTGTCGCCTACCCAGTCAATGGCCAGCTTGGCCGCTGCGGTGTCGTAGTTAACTTTCTTGATGATATCTAGGCGGATTTGCTCGGATGCGGTGATCTCTGACATGTCTTACCTCTGTGCGATGTGGAGAGCATTATCGAAGCCACTCGGTGAATGGCTCTTGTAACTGTAGCCACATGGTGGCGGTCGTCATCTCAGCCTGATACTGTTAAATCGCCAAACTCAACAGAACAGGTAAGAAGCTATGAATGATCATTATTATGTTACTCACGCCCAAATTTTGGCCCTGAGAAACATTGTTGCTTGTATCGTGCAAACAATGCCTGAAGACCAAAAAAAAGACGTCCTTCAATTTCTAGAAAAATTCGCTGAAATAAAACTTATGGATGATATCGATATACCGTCAACAAGTGATATCACTTCAGAAACTGTAGACAAGATGAATAAGGCCTATGAGGCTGTATTTAGCGAGATTATTGACCTTTCAACACCTGATTTCGTACCTGGTTCAACACCGTACTTGCAATAGCCCTCGACCTTGTCTCCATGATGGCCAGAACGCTCTTGTCTGGCCCTTTCTCAAGTTTTCTCAGTCGAGATTCAGTATTCCTTGCCTTAGTCATCGCGAAACCCTGTCGGTTGGTTGCGGGCAATTGGCCTGCACAGAGTTGTTGTGCGCCAGGATGTCGCGCTTGGTCTGCTTATCCAGGACGTCGATATCGTGGTCAGTAAGGTAGATGATCCGCACCCAGCTGCACGCGGTATCAACCACCACCGGGGCGGGTAAATCTTTCGCGCAGCTCGCGATCAACATCGTCATCGCCCATACGCTTAACGTCTTCCTGTACATCACTGGCCCCTTTCGTGACTTCGGCACGGCGTTCTGCCGCGGCGACGGTGGCGGCGGCATTCTCTTCAGTTCGTTGCTGATCGGCTTTGGCTTCTGCCTTACTGGTCCCGCGAGCATGGCCGATGCCGAACGCGCCAGCGATAGCAGCCAGGATGACAACCACCAGCCCCGCGATAGCTTCGATTCCCATAATTACCCCACCAGTACCGATTTTGCTTTCAGGAAGCGAGCGCGCCGGTTATTAATCCCGTTTTGCCCGCCGTTGATAATCTGCGTCACCCGGACAAGATCACCCGGATATTTCAGGCAACCTTTTGAGACATAGAACCATGCTGCACTACGGGCCGCGTAAGAGGACTGCTCCAGTAATTCTGGCTGTACCACCAGATCAACCTGCAGCCCGGCGCTGCAGTCCCGGTAATTAGAAAGTCCGGTTATTTGAATCAGTCCGCGCCCTCGATAAACCCAGCCATCAGTTGCCCTGTTGTTACCCAACCGCTTGCTATAGACAATGTTGGCGATAGCCCGCTGACGCTCCAGAGGTAACACTGTTTCCGACTGGCTGCGCCCGAGATAATTGGCCTGATCCTGCGTTAACCTGCCGTAACGAACAAAATCAGCAAGCCCGGCGATGCTGTAGTTGAAATTCTCCACTACCCTGTTAAACCCAAGGCTTTCATGGCCGCATTGAGCAATGAACATTGCCTGGTCGATAGCGGAAGTGATGGCAAACTCTTTCATCGCGGCTGTAATATGCGGAAACCAGCGCGCAGCTAACCCGGCGCTGATGCCAGCCGCCTTCTGGAATTGTGTTTGATTCATTAGTGCCTCAGTGCATCAACCAGTCGCGCTACATTGCCTCTTACGCTCAGCAGCACAACAAGGATCATGATATTGGCCGCAATGGTGGGCCATGATGAATAGGGATAGATGCCGCACAGATACGCCAGCGGCACAGAGCTGTATATCACTGTTATCAGCCATGCCAGCCGCGACACCCACTTGCGATGTCGTGAGTCTCTGCGGCGATAGAACATCAACGTAACAACGACACCTGCACATAACAGCGCATTGATGGTTGCAGTAGGATCATTTAGTACCACCGGAACCTCCCCGGCGCGTTATTAGCGCCACCAGCGAGCCAATATCCTGATTGTTCAGGAAGGTGAGTATTTTCACGGCTAATGCCGAAATGATTACGGCACCAATTGCATCCAGAGGCTTATCGTTGTACCCGGTCAGGTCGGATAACTTAGAACCGACCAACCCGGAGCAAAGAACTCCAGCGATATAGGACACAACGAAGTATGCCATTCGTCGTGGGGCGCTCAAATCGGCCGCTGTCGCTATATAAAAGACGGAACCAGCAAATGCCCCGAACACAACACCGTAGTCTGTACCGGTTAATAGCCCGTAAACACTCGCCCCAGTTAAAGCGCCACCAGCTAAGCCTGTGCCGGTTATTGGTTCGGACATCGGTCCCCCTCAATTGCTGTGAATCCTCTCAGAACGAGGGGAAAGAATTCAGGCCGCAGGCTCATGCGTTTCACGGTTAATCTGCAATTTTTAGCCTGGGCCTGAAATGAAAAAACCCCGCCAATTGGCGAGGTTCTGTAATATTTAAGTTCGTGTCTAAGTGACCACTCTTAACACATTAATATATAAAATTCGTAACGAATAGGCTTTTATGCAACTTTCTCTACTTCTCTTTTATGGGCCCAATCATCCATTTCTAATCTGGCACCACTCATAATGATGCAGGCATCAATAAACGTTTCGGCTATCATTAGCCTGTTACGTATTTTTCCCTCAGAACATTTTTCCCAGCGGGCAATAGTCGATTTAGAAACGTTATGCATGTAATGCAACATCACCAGATTTAACTCATCGTCCCGGCCAGCTCGTTTAAGCATTCCTACGGCAGCGTCTACAATAAGGCCGTCATTGTCACAACATGACTCGCGAGACTTTGAGGTATTTAACAGGAGGCCTTTAAAACCCGCTGCAATTGGTGACCAATCAACCTGAGAGCCTTCACTAATAGCCCAGGTTCCCCACCGTTCGAGTACCAGTTGAATATCACGCTGCATGGTTCACCTCTTTAATCAGTCCGGTAATAATTTCGATACTGTTGTTGCATTGATTTCCCCAGCGGTCCCATCCTTTCCACTCTTCCCGAGCGAATAGTTCTATCCTTTTCACATCGCCGTATAATTGCTCCAGTCTGTTCCTTACTTCCCACGGTTTAGCGCTGTGCTCACCAAGACAGGTATGAACGACCTGTTTCACCGAAGCGCTGGCACGGGGTAGCCCGGTCCCCCTGGTGGCTATCAGGACGTCTTCTGTATTGCTCCGGGTATGATTGCCGCCGTTCATGCGCGTCTCACGGTCCAGCATCTCAAGCAGATCGTTGAAGTCCACCAGCTCACCGGTACTTAACGCCTTATTGAATCGGTCAGCCGCGTTCTGATTCAGTTTTACCCAGGTAAAGCCTTTCATCGTTCTGACCCGGAAACCCCATGATTCAGCCAGTTCTACAGCCTCGCGGTTATGGGTCCCCGTATACCACATCGCCAGTACGGCGTTATCAGCAGCCAGCTTACGGACAGGGAGAAACTTCAGATCGTCAATGCTCATCGTGCTGTAATGATTACAGGCTGCGCCGTTGCTGATTCTGTTGCCGTATTCCCACGGCGGATCACAGTAGATAAGATCGTAGTTCATGCGGCCCTCTGCTTTTTCAGTTCGCGGGTTTTACGGCGGTATTTAGCCGCTATTTCTTCCAGGTCTTCTTTTGAGTAATGCTTCGCCTCGTGTGGGCCTTCCAGCCATTCCACCAGCGACAACCCAAACCACTCGATCAGCGTTTCCCTGTAGCGAGCATGTACAGTGGCATTCTTCGCAGCGAAACGGCCTGAACCACCGTTACAGGCTTTGCACTGCCGGTAAGCGTTCTTCTCTTCAAAGCGCAATTCAGGACGGGCGCCTACCCCCATGAAATGACCGCAATCCCACTGGCCGCCGAAGATCATAGGTGGATGATAAGTGCCGCATGATGGGCATGGTTTCCCCTCGTCGCGCTCACGGATAAAGGCATTGAAGGCTGACTGGGCTTTTTTGATGTAGTCACCACGAGTAAGCAGCGCCTTTTTGCGCATCTTCAGTTTGTCCTTCTGTTCGGCCTCCGCTTTTTTGGCTTTCAGCGCCCTGTTGTGGGCGATAGCACAGAGCGGGCCACAAACCTTTTGCAGGTTGCGGGCCGGAGTGAAGGTTTCTCCGCAGCTGGCGCACTTCTTCGGTTTGTACGTTTTCACCTTTGCAGGCGCTGGTTTCTTCACTGTTTCATCCCCCGGTGAAATACCCATTCGAAAACTTCTGAACCGTTAAGAAGCAGATCGTTAAAGTCCCCCTGTGCAGGCCAGCGAACAGAGACGCTTTCCAGATCATTCTTTGCATGGAGATTCGCGGCTGCACATTCAAAAGCGGCGGCATGACCAGCGCCGTTTGAATCTGAGTCTGCAAAAATAATGAGGTTCTTTACGCCAGCAGGAACACGGAACTTCTTCATAAATGCCGTGTTCATCGTCGCCCAGGTGTTGCACTTCGTGATCTGGTGGCAGGCCAGAGCCGTTTCGATCCCTTCAGCAATTCCCAGCGTTGAGGATATTGGGAACATGCGAATAGCAACGGATTTGGCATACTCTAAATAGTTGTCCTCCTGCAGTTTCATCATCTTCTTGGCTGCGCCGCCTGTTTGCGCCTTCTTATCACCGTCAAGCAGGGTGCGGTGCAAATAACACAATTCCCCGCGGTCATCTGTCGCCAGCGCATAAATAGCCTGGAGGTTCTTTCCATCTACTGGCTGTTTATCGCAGTACTTGATGCTTTCTGCTGGGAGGGAGTTAATACCGCGCCCCTTCAGGTAGCTATCTGCACCGGTACCACGGAGAGGGATGAGCTTCGAAAACTTACGGCTGACTTTGTCACGTTGTTGCGCCAGAGAAGTACGCACCGGATTTACTCTGGTGCGATCCGAGGTGTAGGTGTTCCCGATCAGCCTGTCTATTTCCGAGGCCAGTACCTTAAACTCTTTGCCTGTCTTGGCAGTCAGCAATGCCCAGCCATCGCCAGAGCCACAAACGCAGATATATGACCCCGTGCCGTCTTTATCATCACAGCGAAATTTCCCTGTACGACCACAAAGAGGGCACTCTCCTTTGAGATGGTTTTTCCCGGTAATACCTGGGAGGCCATAGTATTTGTAAATTTCCGCCCAGCGACCAATCGCAGCTTGCTTGGTATTCATGCGGCATCTCCTTCTTTCTCTTTTCTCTTCGCAAAGGCGATCTGTTTTGATTTGATGAAATTCGTTACTTCAGGCGTGATCTGTTGCGGGGTGTGATGTAACCCCCGAGGCCATACTGAAAACTTTTGTTTGTAGGTATGCGCACACCAGCCATCACTGACCGGGCGTCCCTGCGCTGCACGGGTACGCTGGTAAAAAAGAATCTGAGACCACCAGGATTGCTTCTGCTCAACGGTATATTTGACTTCCGCTTTGCTTACCTTTTTCAGCCCACGGGATTTATCTGTTTCCACGTCTTCCCCGGCGAGCGGTTTAAAACCACATTTCGGGCAGATGTAAATCCCGGCTGGTTTGACGTAGTGGCACTGGCTGCATTCTTTCGGCAGCTTTTCCGCTTCATCGGTCTTAACAGCTCTCTGCGGCGCGTCTTCCATGCCATCAGACGATGAAGGGAGATAGTCGTATTCAATATCGTCGGGATAGCCCAGCTTATTAACCGTGCCTGTGTGGTCGAAGATGAGGCAGTGATCTTTACCAGGGGCGGCACGCAGACCGCGCCCCAGAATCTGAATCCAGCGCATTTCGCTTTTGGTTGGGCGGGCGAAGATAATGCAGCGAACATCACTATCAAAACCCGCTACCAGAACACCAACGTTAATGATGATTTTGGTTATGCCCTGCTCAAAGCGGCGGATCGTTAGCTGTCGTTCGTCGTGCGGTGTGCTGGCTGTCATAACTTCAACCGTCACGCCAGCGCTGACAAATTCAACCGTGACAAAATTGGCGTGGGCGACATCGACGCAAAAACAAATCGTCGGGCGGTCTTCGCCGTTCTCCAGCCAGTTTTTCACAATGTCGCCTACCAGTTTGGCTTCGCTCATCACCTGGCTGAGCTGGTTTTCTTTGTAGTCGCTGCCATAGCCTGCTACGTATGACGTTTCCACTTTGGACAGGTCAGGATGCGAAGGCGCATAGAACTCATATTTGCTCAGTGCACCAATGGCGATCAGCTCCTTCATCGTCGTTGGCTTAATCAGGCGCTGGTAGTAATTGCCCAGGAACTTAGCGAAAGGAGTACCGGAAAGGCCGATCACCTTTGTTGCTGTGTTGCGAGTAAGATTGTCGATAACCTCAAGCAGTTTTTTGCGCTTCAGGTGGGCTTCATCAACGATCAACAGGTCGATATTGTCCGGGAACTCACGGCGAATCAGCGTATCCGCACTGGCAATCTGGATCAGAGCTGTGGGGTTGTATGACGGGTGATCACGCCAGACATAACTGATTTCTTCGCCAGGAAGGCCGTATTCCATGAATCGGGCTGCGGTCTGGTCCAGCAGAACCGTATACGGAGCCACAAACATTACGCGCATTTCACGGCTGACAAAGCCATCTGTGATCAACGCGGCTATTGCTGTTTTGCCGAACCCTACAGGGGCGTAGAGCATGAAGGAGTTATTCTGTTTCCAGGCGCTGCGCAGCATGTTTAACGCGACGATCTGTTTTTCGCGGGGCTGAATGTTAAGCATTAGCAGTAACCTCCCCGAAGGCCATAGCCACCAGCTCGGCGATGACAAACTTAGTGCGCTGACGCTGAACCGACAACGTAACGGTTTTGGTCCCGTCTTTGCGCTGGCGGCCTTTCAGAAAACCGCCGTGAATGTGTCGAATAAAATATTCAGAGTTAGCCAGGCGCGGGACACTGCGTACCCGTCCGAGATTGCTGACTTCGTAGGCTTTGGAATATGGCTCAACCGGAACCGGGGCCCATTTTTCGTTAGCGTCTGAATAAATCATTTTGGCTCCTTTTGGATGGCTAAACGTCTGAACTTCCAATCGACGTTTTCAACCCCATACAGTGATCTATCTGTTAGATCGTTCTCTTCTGGTAAAGCTGTTCCAGCCCTTCGGGCTAAAACCCAACACCGCCCCCTTTCCCCCAACCCAGATTCAGAAAATCAAACCCTGGGTGGGAGCGACGTATATCCCCTAACCGCTGGGGTATACCTCGTGCAAAACTCTCGCAATCGGCGGTTTGCCGTCCGTCGTGCGGCGTTCTGCTGCCGGAATGACACCGGCTCGGCCTCGAACGCTTCCTGGTACGACTGCGAATACGCCATCGCGATTTTTTCCCGCATACCTGCCGGGAGTGTTGCCAACTGCTCTTTAATCCACGGGGCGTCCTCACGAGCAAAAACCGTGGGCATAGTCACGTGGAAATATTCGTCCTGGTACATTGGCCCTCCTGCTTACGTGGTGAGCCTCACAGAGTTAATTACCCTGAATTTGAAGGTCCATTTGGAGTGTCGTCAGGGGAGCAGAAGACCATGAAAAGTAGCGCTAAATGCTCCTGCCACTTAGCCATTACCTGGTAACTGTTCGCTTCGATTTGAGCGCGTTCATCGCGATCGATTACGCCGTCAGCGGTTGCCTTCCGAAGGTATTGAGAGTGTTTTCCTATCCATTCAACCGACTCCATCAGTCTTTGGTTGATATCCCCGTTATCGACATCTTCAACATCGGTAAGCGGTACGAAAACTCCTCCAGAGGCTTTCGCAATAGCATTCGCAATATGGTGCGAACCACCAGCGCGCTGAAGAACCATTGCCCACCCAAACGGGAATACCTGATCGCCATTAGCACGCAGACGGTTGAACAACGAATTCTCAGTCACATCAAGCCATTCGGCTGCTTCTGCATACCCGCCAGGTAATTCCGCGATCGTCTTTTTGATTGCGGCCACCAGCCAGGCTGGCTGTTTCTCGACTTTCCAATCAGGTTGATTACCCACGGTTTACCTCGATTAGCTGTGGTTACTTTCACTGCTGGTTTGATGAATAATTGACTTCACCAACCTGGCAGACTTTGTTAAGACGATTTTTTATGGCTTGGGAAAGGTCTAATTTCCTCTCCCTTAACGCTTCCATCTTGTTGAATGGTCACATAAATATTTCGTCCGCTACGAATAGCCTTACTTATTGCGCATTGGATAACGCCAAAGTCGCTGGCAGTTTTTTCCTGGCCGTGAATCTTGGCGTAATCAGCTAATGTCATACGACTCATGGACACGCTCCGTATTGATACATGCAACAAAGAATACTTGGGGTATTTATTGATGTCAATATGAAAGGTATTTTTAGTTTTAATAGTGATGGTATTAGAATGACGTTATGGAACCTAAAAAGAATCTGACGACAGAACAGCTTGCAGATGCAGCACGTCTTAAAGCTCTGTATGAGTCAAAGAAGAAAGCGCTAGGCGTCACCCAATACTCAATCGCTGATGAGCTGGGCATAACGCAAGGAGCTGTTGGGCACTATCTAAACGGGAGAAATGCTCTTAACCTCACCGTTGCCGCTGCATTTGCAAAGATTCTGCAAGTATCTATTGCTGATTTCAGCCCTTCCATTGATGAGGAAGCGCAGAAAATATTGGCAAATGAGACATCCAATGTGAAGCTGGTCGGTCCATATAAGCAAGGAAAGGAGTATCCATTGATCAGCTGGGTGCAAGCTGGAGCCTGGGCAGAGGCAATTGAACCTTACTCAGTCGATGAGATCGATGAATGGTTCGAGTCCGATACAAAGGTTTTTGGTAAAGCCTTTTGGTTGCGTGTCGAGGGCGACTCGATGACAGCGCCTACTGGCCTTAGCATTCCTGAAGGGACCCTAGTCTTAATAGATACAGGCCGGGAAGCTATAAATGGCAGTCTCGTTATCGCAAAAATGGTAGATGCGAACGAAGCAACATTCAAAAAGCTCATAATAGATGGCGGCCAAAAGTACCTTAAAGGGCTCAATCCGGCGTGGCCACTGAAAGAAATCAACGGTAACTGCAAAATCATTGGTGTGGCTGTGCAAACCATGATGCGCTTGGTTTAAGCTTCAAACCCGGTACTTCACCGGGTTTTCTCTATACAATCTCCTCTCCCCCTTCACAAAAAAAATACCTTTAAAATTCATATCCATATCATAAATCCGTCCAAAATAAATACCCAGAGTATTTACAATAAAGAATACCCTTAGTATTCTAAAATTACACCAGCGGAAAAACACCATACGTAAACATTACGGACGGTGCATTAGCTGAATGTAGTCGAACGGCGCGACTTAAAACCATGCGTCGGAACCGTGGCGAGGCAGGAGGCCGGCAATACGGGTTAGTGAATTAATCAAAGGCTTCGGGCCTTTTACTAGTCCACTGCATAGAGGCTCATCTTGTGACTATCAAAGTATTAAGCGTAAAAACTAACAGCAGAGGTATTACATATTGCCTGCGCTCCCGTGAGGATAAATTCGAAGTTTGGAAATTATGCGAAAACTATTGCCGCCTTACAAAAGGCGGTATTCGTAAGACCTGGCGTTATGTCGAAAAAGGAATGACGCTGGAAAATGCGAAAAGACTGTTTGAGCGCCGCACGAAATAGTAACCCCCTCCCACTATGAATTATCCAAGTAATTGCTGTGTGTAGTCTTGGCGGTTATCCAGTCTTCCACCAATCAAACAGGAGGAAGAGGATAATGTTCTGATGGGTAACCGCCCTTTTTATTCAATGTGTCCGCTCCCGGTGTTGGCTGGGCTGCCCAACCCAGCGCGGGTTCAACTCCTGCCGGATACCTAATTAATCGGTGATTTATATGACCTTCCGTAACGTTAATTTCCCCTACGGCGACCTGATGCGCGTCCCTCGCGGTGTGCAGGCTGTTCGCAACCCTAAATCATTCGTTCGCTTCTGGCGGCAGAGCTGGTTGTACAGGCTTCTTACCCAGAAAGGCGATCCCTGCTGATAACTGGAGATAATTATGTCCGAAACCAAAAATACCACGCCGTTTAGCCAGCAGCTGGCGTACATCAACAAAGGCACTCTCGATGCCGAGCTGACTGAAGCGCTGGCAGAAGTCATCAAGGCTGTACGTGAAACGGGTAAAAAGGGAGCTGTAACCCTTACCCTTAACTGTTCAATGCTGAATACCCGTGACGAAAACACCATGAAGGTCACGCCAAAAGTAACCCGCACTATCCCGGAACTGGACCGCGCCGATACCATCATGTTCTCTACCGCTGATGGCGATCTGCTGCGTGATGACCCGGCGCAAGTTCAGATGGATTTGAAAGTTATCGAACAAGCACCGCAAGCTGCGCCTATTAAGCTGGCTCAGTAATCCCACCATCTTTTTCAACACACCTCTCTAAAGGAATTATTCAATGTCTCAAATTGAAGGCTCTGCCGTGCACGACATCCGCGATCTGGTTGCTGCAACGCTGAAAACTAATACCGACATCCCGTCCGTCGTCGTCCCGGATGGCTTCGATATCAAATCGCTCGAAAGCCTCCAGATTGCCCCGTCTCGTATTCGCCAGAATACAAACCTGATTTCCCCCGGTTCGCTAATCGCATATATCCAGCGATTCCGTGATACGCGTTCTGTTGTTTTCGCCGATAAGACCAAAACCCGGATCGTCGCGGTGCTGGACTTCCACCAGGACGCCGATAACCCCCACTGGGGAATGCACAAAGCAGTTTATGACTGTCCTTTCTCTGACGAATGGAAGGCCTGGTCTGCAGCTGATGGTAACAAGATGAACCAGATCGACTTCGCCGAGTTTCTGGAAAATAACATCCAGAACGTCGCGCCTGTTGGCGATAACTACTCTGGCCCGTCAGGTACCGAGCTATTGGAAATGGTTCTCGCATTCCAGGAGACCCGTAAGGTTGAGTTCAAGTCGGTTAAGCGCCTGCAGGACGGAACCTGTCAGTTCCAGTACAGCGATGATAAATCCGGCTCAGGCAACACCAAAATCCCGGAAAAAATCAGCCTGGCAATCGCGCCTTTCCATAATGGCGCGCCGTACCAGATCGATGCGCGTATTCGCTACCGCCTGCGCGACGGTCAGCTGGTCCTCTGGTATGAGCTGATCGAGCCGAAAAAAATCATTGAGCACGCCTTCCAGGAGATCGTAGCCGATATGGAAAACCAGCTCGGCGATGAACTGCCTATCTACGAAGGCTCCATCTAACCCATCCATTCCGTGTGTTGTTTTATGCGCCTCCAGGTGGGGCGCATAGCGAAGCACTCCCTAATTCAAAAAGGTGACCATATGCCCAGCTTAGGCCAGCTCTATAACGATAAAGAATCCGGGTTAACTACCCGTAAAACCTATAACGTCCCGATCGCCTCAATTTACGCGGAAGAAGGTTACAACGTTCGCGAACTGAATCAGGCGCATGTCGATGAGTTCCGCGATGCGTTTATTGCCGGTGAATATATTCCGCCGCTGGCCGTAGAAGTTACTGAGCGTGGTGTGAAGGTGATCGACGGCCACCACCGTTATCACGGTGCGCTCGCAGCAATCGCTATGGGACACGATATCGTGCGCCTTGAGTGCAAAGATTTTGTTGGTACTGAGGCCGATAAGATCGCGTTTATGGTGACTAGCTCGCAAGGGCTGGCACTTACTCCCCTTGAACGTGGTGCGGCTTATCACCGCCTACAGAATCAGGGATGGAGTCCGGCAGAGATTGCCATAAAAGTTAAGCGTTCAGAGTCCGATATCCTTCAACATCTCCAGCTTCATGAATGCACCCCGTATATCAAAAAGCTGGTTCGCGATGGCTCTATGAACTATGCCATTGCGATTGGCATTTCTCGTGAACATGGCGTTTATGCAGACCGGGAAGCCGCCAGGCTGATGAAAAAAGCAGAAGCAGCCGGGAAAAAGAAAGTCACAAAGAGCATCGCCAAACCACAATTCAACGCAGGAAAGGCGCGGAAGTTTCTGGAGATCATCTCATCATGCAAAGAGACCACCAGCGGCGGACTGATCATTGAAGTACCACTAGCAATGCAGGCCGAAGTGCTGTCGATTCTTCAGGAATTCCGCTACGAAACATCGGCACCTGGGGAAGACGAGCAAAACAATGAACAGGCCTCATCATCTAAAGAAAGTAATGCCGCATGACAGAAACTATCCTCAAATGCCCTACCTGTGGGGCTTTAGCTCAATTCTCCTGGCATGGTCATAGCCCCTATATGCGTTATGGGGCTTTGCAATGTCCGCACAAACATCATTCTGTAAAGGTGACCTACCACGCCGATAGCATTGGTGCCGCGCGATTGAATCTGATTCAACAATGGGAGGTGTTAGTAAATGATTTTCAAAATTTACCGTGATCCCATTCTGCGAAAGACATTAATCCTGGATGCAATAGTTCTGGTTGGAGCGGCATCGCTTTCTGCGCTGGGAATATGGCTGGTCAATCAATGGGTGGCAGCATGAATGTCAAATGCTTAAAAGATACCGAAGGATACTGGACGGAAGGTGAAATGTATCCGGCCCGTGTAGTGGCTAGCGGGTTTGTCCAAGTCGGCGACGATGACGATCCCAATGGCGAAGGCTGGAGCGCTGCACCAGTGGAATATCGGGACGATGGATCGACCGTTTATCAGGTCGGTGGGATTGAGGGTGATGTGTTGTTCGAGGAGGCCAGCCATGACTGATATCACCGAACTGACTAGCGTACAAAAAAACGCAAATATTCACCGTTTATCCAAGCTCATTGCCTACGCACCTAACGATGAATTGCGGCAAATGGCTGTTGAAGTTGAGCATTACACGGATCAGCTCATAGAGGCGCTGGAGAAGGCGCAGCGTGCCAATAACTCAGCACCAGCCATTTTGCGCCAGCTTGCTGAAGAGAAACAGAAACGCGGCGAAGTGGCGGCAGCTACTGCATTTAACTACGCAGCTTCGGCACTGCAAAAGGAGTTGTCGAAATGACCAGTAATTTAACCAGAGAGCGCCTGCAGGAAATCGCTGAAGATGGATTCCTGAAGCATGGTGAAAGCAAAGAGCTGGCCCGCATGGTACTGGACGCAATGGACAGAGACCAGGTACGCCAAGAGCACGCTGAGTGGTCACAAGCGACCTTCGGCAATGTGGGCCCGGTTGGCCCGCTGAATCACCTCAGCAAAGAAGCACTGGAAGCCGCTGCCGAGCCTGGCGACCTGTCGGAGTGGGCTGATATGCAGTTCCTGCTGTGGGACGCCCAGCGCCGTGCCGGTATTACAGATGAGCAGATTACCCAAGCGATGATCGAAAAGCTGGCGGTGAACAAGCAGCGCTCATGGCCGGAACCAAAAGACGGGGAACCAAGGCTGCACATCAAAGAACGACCTCGTAAAAAAGTAGACCGCTGTGATGTTTGTACTGAAGGAGCTCGCGGTGGATGTGGAACTTGTATTTTTAACGGTAATTTTGGATGAGGTGCTTATGACTTCTACAGATTTTATGGAAGAGAAAGAAGTATTCGAATTGCTGGGGAAGAGAAAAACAGCAGTATGGCGGTTACGTAAAGATCATGGGTTCCCTCCCCCCGTCCTCACATATCCTACACGTTATAGCCGCAAGGCAGTAACGCGCTGGATAGAGGAGGGAGGTATTAATCGACAAATATGACAATTAGTAATTTAGTTACTCTTCATCATTCAACATTTGATCGAGGCTTTCCATGCATCTCGGCAAGCCTTGTAATCTTTCATGATCAAACGCAATTCTTTCTTTTTCGAGCGTGAATTTATGCGGGACCTCAATGATTTTGTAAAAATCAACTGGGGTCTCTCTTTTAGAAAGGGACATCATTACGCTGAAAATGGTTGTATATTTACAACGAAACCCAAATGTAATTTCAGATAAATATATTGATGAATTTTGCAAACCTACATCTGATACCATTCGCCACTCATCCTCATATTCCCAAGGTTTAGCCTTCCTTAAGAATATATTATGCTCAATTTCTGCCTTTGCTTTTTCATCTCCCTCTAACATCCTACGTATCTGGCTAATTTTAATTTCTCTAAATTCACTTGTATAGCTAACAGGACGGATTTTATTAACAGTATTTTCAGGTATGGAATAACCTAAGCAAAGCCCTTTATGATTATCAGCATAATGCGCCCACATCAAAGGGCAAGTATCTTTTTTTGATAACGAAAGCACTCCTCTGTTATACCCAGACAATATAACATTCCCTATTGCACTTGTTAAAGCTTGATTGATTGTCTGGATATGTAAATCATATTGTCCAAACGAAAATTCAGAATAGATATTTGAAATGATTTTCTCAGCTTCGCTTTGGCTTAAAAGTGAAATTTTTTCAGCGGTTTTCGGGCCTTTATAACGTAGATTTTTTGCGGAAGCCTTTAATTTTTTTTCAGAATTACGCTGAAGTAATGTTGAGAGTGTATCCCTTAAAAAGGTCTCATTGTTCACATCATCCGATATTGTAACCTTGCAATCTAATGGGTCATTAAATTGGGCTGGGTTAGCAAAATACAAATAATCATCAATTATCAACTCCATACAATCATCGTTAAACTTTTTATATTTAAATAATTTTTTAGGCGTTTGCATATAGATACCTTTGATATGAGATTGGTATTAAATTAATTTTGTTTTTTTACATGCCAAAAAATTTTATCTGCATAAAGTTCATATGCTTCTTTCTGTTCCACCAGCCAATCATGTTTGTTATATACAGCCATCACTCCTCCCAACTCATGCCCGAGCATCTTTTCGGTGACGTGCGGCATAACCCCTTCCCCTGATAAATTCGTCACCAGCGAGCGCCTGAAGTCATGTGTTCGCCACTCTGGTATATCAATTTTATCCCTTAATTTTTTCATATAGAGATTTGCTGACGAGCGATCTATAGGCTTGTCCAGTTCCTGGCCGGGAAACAGAACATCATTTCCAGCATTGAGGAGCCTTTCAACAAAAGGTTTCACCTGGTCAAACACCGGGCGACGGATAGCGTTCCCCATCTTTGAATGTTCTGCTGGAGTCGTCCAGATAAGATCATCCATATTGAACTCACTGGCAGTAGCAAGGCGCAGCTCTGATAGCCGGGCTCCCCAAAGCAAAAGCAGCTGATGAAGCACCTTGTTGGAGGTAACGATCTTGTTGTTCTCCAGCGCCAGCCAGATTTTAGCCAACTCGTTATACGTGAGAACACGGCTACCCACATCAGGTTTTTTTCCAATGGTCTTAACACTTAGCTTCAGGACTTCGCACGATGGGATCAACTGGCGACTGATACACCAGTTCATGACGGAACGTAGCTGCAGAAGAAGCACCCTGGCCTTTTTGCTGTTCTTCTTTTCCTGCTTATCAAAGAAACGCACCCATGCCGAAACAGGAATGTTTACTACCGGAGCGTCCGGGAATTCTGTGTACATCGTGTTGTACACAACTGACTTGTACAGTGTCTGAGTGTTCGGCTTCAGTGTTTCAACATACTTGCCCCACCACTGATCCAGGCACTCTTTTAGAGTCAGCTCGCCATCTTCTTTGGCAAAATAATTTTTCGGGTTTAGTCCCTTGAGGTACAATTCGCGCATCTCACCGACGACTACGCGCGCCTCCTTGAGAGACATAGCGGGATAGCGGCCAATGGAGAGGCGAACGGGCTTACCGTTCCAGCGATAACGAAACTGGAATGTGATCGTGCCTGTGGGGGTTATGCGTACACTCAGCCCGTCACCATCTGTGACCTCAGCTGCGCCGTTGTAGGGCTTAGCATTGATGCTACGGAGTTTGGTATCACTAAGGGCCACGGCTCTGTATCCTGTACACACTGAAATTCTGCATTCTGTACTCAATGTGTACGCAATGGCAAGTGAACGAAGTGATTTTCTAAGCGAATCGACGCGAACGGAAAGGAAATAAAAGGAATGAAATGCTTGATGGTACGGGGAATGATAGGATAACATGCAACACAAGCTGAACGCTTAAAAATCAGTAAGTTCTATGTCCCCTTAGTTAAATGGATATAACGAGCCCCTCCTAAGGGCTAGTTGCAGGTTCGATTCCTGCAGGGGACAATCTGCCTTGTTACATCGGGAAATCCCTGCCTGACACCCCGCCCCCTTTAGAGATATTTTCGTGTTGCAGGCCTGATGCAAGCGATGGCAGCCCGCTGTTCAACCTTCCAGCTACGCTCGTTAACCGGCGTTTATCGAACAGTTTACGTTCTGAGAACTCCCACCTCCAGCTAAAGCACACGATCCCGTATTGTCATTAACGTCGTATACACCTCCGGATTCAATTCACTACATAAATAATTAAATGCAAATCATTCCCTGTAATAATAGCTATCAATTATAATTTTCTATTAGCGATATATTTAATTACTGCAGAAAAAGTGATAGACTGCACGACAGATAACGGTCTGACCCGATTCACCAATTGATATACAACATCATCTCTGATAAATTATTTAGCATGAATTAAACATCATACAATCATCAATACGTAGACAAAATTCAGCTTAAGAAACTCAAAAGCCAACCTATTTTTCATAAGATAATAATGACCATGGAAAGAAAAGAACGGAACATATGGAAACTCAACAACCTTCCGCCACTGGAATATTGTTCAATCTCTCGCGCTCAAAAATTATTAAATTGTGAATTAGAAGATCTGCTTCATTGGCATGATATTGGTGCAATAAGCCTTTGCATCAAATTAGGCAGAACCAACGGAACGTTAAAGAGTGCTATCAGCCATCAGCAGGGCGGCAACAAACCCTATTTTTTTAACACATCAAATATTGATGAATTGAGCAGAAGCGAAAGATCGTGGTCCCCTCACTCCAAAATAAACAAAATTTTTAGATTCAATGAAAGTGAACCGAACCTGGATGCCCAATATGGAACGCCTGTTACCCAGTTAAAACTCCGGGTTTCCGTATCTGGCCTGTGGTACAGCCACACGAGGAATTTAACGGAAGTACTAGAAAACCCCGATAGCATCATTACTGAACAGCGGATCAGCATAATTTCACCGGCAAGAAACGTCCTCTTCTGTCACTTCACCCCCGATGAGGATGAGAAGCCAACCATCACGATGAATAAGCTTTACATCACTAATCAGGCGATTGAGAAAATTTATGAGCATACCATCAGCAGCCGCCCTCTGGAATTTGCAGAAAAACCGCTAAATATAATTGAGGATAAAGAGGTGCATAATCCCTCAATTATTCTTCAAAATAAACTGCTCATTGAATTCATCAATCACATCATTCAAGCCAACCCACACTTTGGTGATAATATTCTAAACGCAACGGAAAACAATAAAAATAAAATATTCAATATCGCAATGGATAGACTAAGGGCAGAAGGCGTGGTCTCCAGCTACGGCAGTATTAATCTCCCGGCATCAGAATACACGCTCAAATGA